GGTGGTGGAGGTTCGGCTGGACCTGCATCAGGCAATTCAGGAGGTAATGGTATCAATTGGCTTAATTTAGTTACTTATGCTCAAGGTGGTAATTCTGCTGGAGCTTCTAGAACTGCTTTAGGTAGTGGTGGTGTTGGTGGTAATTACTTTCCAAACTCGCCAGCAGCAGCAGATGGATTAGAAGGTGTTGTTTTAATAAGATATCAAGCAACAAGCTCAATAGCAACTGGAGGAACAATAACATCTGATGGTGGATATATCTATCATTTCTTTCCATTAGGCTCATATAACTTTACTATTCCATCAAAAGGATAATCAGTATAAAACAAAACTTAATTGTTAAAATAAAAAGAATATTATGAAATTAGAAACTCAAAGTTCATACATTGCTAACCCTCAATTTACAGGTGGTGTAGCAGTAACTCCAACAACAGGAGCAACATTTAACTCAGTAACAGGTTCTTTCGGATTTGTAGCTGGTGGTTTATATGTTGGAGGACAAGGTAATTTAGTTGTAAGAACAGAAGATGCAAGCGTACTAACTTTTATATCAGCTAGTGGATTTATCCCTGGTTTGATATCAGCAGTATCTTCATCATCAACAGCAACTAACATTATTGCATTAAAATAAAATAGATGTTAAATCTAAACTTAAACATATTAGGAGCTAGTAATAAACCGATTGTACCAATACAACCGGCACCTGCTCCTACTACAACTACTACAAGTACAACTACTACAAGTACAACTACTACGAGTACAACAACTAGTACAACTACTACTGGTGCACCTGTAAGTTTACGAACTGATATTTATTCAGCTTCTTTAGTTTATGCAGCACCTGGTAGTCAATTCGCAACATTAGGTATGACTTCATTTAGAGAAGATATATCTCAATTAATTAGAGGAACTGGTACTGGATATGGTGTGTTACCTTCAACTGGAAGTGGAGCTGTTTCATCATACACTGGAAGTTTATTTAGTGGATATAATACAGCAATACAATTATCTGGTTCTGTAAATAATGGAGCTATAGCTGGTACTGATACTAATATACAATTCCCAACACAAAACTTTACAATAGAAACTTGGATTAACCAAGCTACAGCTAGTATAAAGGGTGTAGGTCAAGGATTTAATAATGTATCATGGTATTATCAATATAATAATGGAGTAGGATTTGCAACAACTGACGTATCTGGTGATGTTCCTGGTACAAGATTCTTAGTAATTACAGCAGCCGGTGCTGAAGTTTACCTTGATTCAAATTCATATGGTAGAAATGCAAGTGTTTGGTATCATAACGCAGTACAAAGAAGTGGTAGCGCATTCAATTCATTATTTAATGGAGAGTGTGTACAAACATTTACTTTGGCAGCAACTTTAAAAACAGGTACTCAGGCATTTGAATTATTTAATAGACAAGATGATGGTGTGAATACGGCTAGATTCCAAGATTATAGAATATATAAAGGTGTTGCTAAATATGGTTCATTAGTATCTGGCTCATTATATAGTGTACCCGAATCAATGGTAATAGCTTAAAATAATTAGTATGAAAACATTCGCATGTATAGATAAAAATAACGTAGTAATCGGAGTACTTGAAATGAATCCAATGCAAGATTCATTTGAAGGAGCTATCGCTTATGTACAAGTTGGGTTTGGTGAAATACAACAAATACCAACAGTTGGACAAATATGGGATGGTGAAACACTATCATTTAACTAAAAAATAACTACAAACAACAAATTAGTTGTTAAATAATCAAATACAAATATATGAACGCAAAACAAGTATTAAGCAAAATCATCAACGCTCTTTCTATGGAGAAGGAAGTTGCAATGGCTTACGCTAAATTAGCAGATGGTACTATATTAGAATCACCAACTTTTGATGTAGGTGAGGAAGTATCAGTAGTATCAGAAGATGGTACAAAATCTGCAGCTCCTAATGGTGAGCATGAAGTAATCCTTAAAGATTCAGAAGGAAACGATGTTAGAATTAAAGTAATGACTACCGATGGTAAGATTACTGAAAGAGAAAACGTTGAATTAGCTGATGATGCTAAAGAGGAAGAAGTAAAGAAAATACCTGAAGACTTAGAATCAATCGCTGGTGAAGACATCGGTGGTGGTGAAGAAGAATCAAAAGATGAAGAAGTAGAACCAATTACCGAAGATATGGGTAAAAAGTATGCTGATTTAGCTTATCGTATTTCTGAAATGGAAAAGAAAATGCAATCTATGGAAGAAGCTGCAAAGCCTTCTGAAGAAACTGAAAAAGAAGCTGATATCAAAATGGAAGAAGAAGAACTTCCTAAATTAGATGGTGCTCCAATTGATGAGTCTCCATTAGCAAACGCTTCAAAAGATAAACAAAAATTCGGTAAGATTGTAGGTTCACCGCAAAATACATTCTTATCTAAACTTTATAAATAAAAAAAACTTATTAAAATGAGAAAACAACAAAATTTCCAACAACCTAGCGTTACTACAACATACGCTGGTGAGTTCGCTGGCAAATACATTGCATCAGCACTTTTGTCTGCACAAACTCTTGATAACAAGTACATCACAATCATGCCAAACGTGAAATTCAAATCAGTAATCCAAAAGATTGCGGTTGATTCTATCGTTAATGATGCATCTTGTGATTTTACTACATCAGGTACTGTTGCATTGACAGAAAGAATCTTAGAACCAAAAGAATTACAAGTTAACTTAAGCTTATGTAAGCAAGAGTTCGTAGATTCTTGGCAGGCTCTACAATTAGGATATAGTGCATTTGATACTATTCCTGCAACATTTACAGACTTCTTAGTAAGTTATGTAGGTGGTAAAGTTGCTGAAGCAACTGAAGAATCAATTTGGAGAGGAACAACAGCTACTAACGGTCAATTCGGTGGTATCTACAACGCATTAAGTTCATCAGTAGTTGCTGGTGGAACAAACGCTCCAATCACTGCATCACTTTCTGGTTCAATTGATTCAACAAACGTATTAGCTAGATTAAACAATTTAGTTGATGCAATCCCTCAAACTATCTATGGTAAAGAAGATGTATTAATTTACATCCCAACTAACGTAGCAAAAGCGTACCAACAAGCATTAGCTGGTGGTGCAAATGGTGCGAACGGATACAACAACCAAATGAACGTTGGTGACAAACCAATGAACTTCAATGGTGTTGCATTAGCATGGTGTCCAGGTTTAGCATCTTCTGCTATGGTTGCAGCTCAAAAATCAAACTTATTCTTCGGAACAGGTTTACTTTCTGACTACAATGAAGTGAAGGTATTAGATATGGCAGACTTAGATGGTTCTCAAAACTTTAGAATCATTATGAGATATACAGCTGGTACACAATATGGTATCGGTTCTGACATCGCTATATACAAAAACTATTAATATTGAGTAAGTAATAGGGAAGTTATTAATATACTTCCCTTTACTCATAATAGTTTCAGAACAAAATTAAAAAATAAAAACTTAATCAACATGCCTTGTAATTTATCAGCAGGACGTAACGAAGTTTGTAAGGAATCAGTAGGTGGATTGTCATATGTTTACTTTGTAAACTGGACAGGTTCACTTGCTAACGCAACAAATGGTATCACAGACGATTTAATAGAATCATTACCAGCAGGTCTTACAGCTTACGCATACGAACTTAAAGGAACGAGTGCATATACTGAAACTGTAAACTCTAGTAGAGAAAATGGTACTACATTCTTTAATCAAGAATTAGTATTAAACTTGAAGAAGTTGACAAATGAGATGACAACTCAATTAAAATTAATGGCTTATGGAAGACCTCAAATCTTTGTACACACTATGAATGGAGATACTCTATTAGTAGGACAAAGAGAGGGAGCAGATGTAACTGCAGGAACAATTCAAACAGGAGCAGCATTGGGTGACCTTTACGGTTATTCAGTAACGTTTACTGGTATGGAACAATTCCCTGCATCATTTATATCAGGTTCAACATTCGGTAATCCATTTGGTTCAGTTACTAATCCGCCTACAATCGTATACGGTACTAACTAATCAGTATATCACTAAAAATATTAAAGAGAGGACTAAGTTCTCTCTTTTTTTATGCTATATCACTATATTATTAGATAAGTTTGTTAAATGAATAGATAATTCAACATAAAGACAAGATAATGTTAGCATACTATATATCAGGAAGCAATAACTATTCAATTAGAGTAGCTCCTACGGGTTCTTCTAACCTTGTATT